TGGATTTTAAACGAAAAAAATGTGGAAAATAATTTAATTAAATTAAAATATAATTAATTTCGAATTAAAAAGGCCTAAAGACTAGCCCATATTTTTATTGTAGAACTAATGGATAATCAAAGTTATTGTGCTACTATAAAATATGTCAAAAGACGTCATGGTCGTCATATTCAACGAGTCCAACAATTCGAAAAACTTTCTCGAGAAATACGTCTCGAAATATCTAAACGTGAAATAATAAAACGTTGGAATGATAAATTTAATTTTCAACTTGGATATCTTAATATAAAATTATAACTAATATATTGATACGTGTGTGTGGTATTAATATATTGTGTGTGTACTATTCATAAAATCTCTCTATAAATAATTCGATATATTTAAACGGACTTAATGTAATATATTTTATTTGTTCATCTCTTTGATCCATATCTGATAATTTACATTTGTTGATGATATCATTAGTCATTATAACTGCTGATATCTTTTTTTTATGTTGTATATATGCTTTTGATAAACGATGATAACCATTAATTATATTTCCATCTTCATCCAATAATATTGGACATTTTAATTCTGCAATTTGCATATCTCGATATTGTACACGATGATCTTCATCTTTATCTGGGTTCTCTATAACATCCATCGCCGAGATATGTTTATTTTCAGTAAATGACCACCATATTTTGTTATATAAAGACTTCTCATAATCTTGTACATTAATCTGTATAATAGGTGGTTTAAATATATTTGTATATGCGATCATCATATCTGTCGAGTATAGTTTACCATCAAATATACTTACTTCTGCCATTATATATTAGTAATGAATAATATTTATAATGTCGGAACAGGCCAAAAAATACATTCACTATTAAAACCAGATGATCCGGTGAATACGGTTATAGGTAATTGTTGAATAGCAATCGTATTAAAATTTACTGAATATGTAACTTGGCCTATTACTTCAACGAGATTATTTAATATCACAATTGCTCTATTTATTTGAGGGTTTACTGGTAATGTTGGTCTAAATTGTGTAGGAATCGGAATACTTGGAGTAATAGTAATAAGATTGTCTATGCCATTTGCTGTACCAAATAATTGACTAATTGTCATTGTTATTATGTTATTTAGTCTTCTCAAAGTAATATTACATGTTCCTGTGATTGCATTTCCTACAGTACATCCTATCGTTATACTATCGACATCACTTTGTATTAGATTTTGTATGCTCATTATTATATAATATATATCTAAAATTAATATATAATGAGTCGTCAACAGCAAGAAGATGCATTTTTTCGTTGGTTTAATAATAAAGTACAGCAAGGTGAATATGATGATTATATTGAATCACCACGTGAAAAGAAACAATTAATATCTAATATTCACCAACATAATAGTGATGGTATATCAGAAGGTTTGCTCGCTATTGCACAATCTGAATATGATCTGAGAGATTATTATGGTACATCACAAAAAAATAATATGCAGCCCTCTAATATGAATATGCAGGCTTATCATAATATCAATAAGGAAAATGACAATACATATGTCACAATTTCATTCACTAATCAAAATCTAATAGATGACGGATTTAATACACAAGAACAAACATTAGAATATAATGTTACTAAAACTATCCCATTTTTGGATAATGCTAGTGAATATTATTGTGCAATTACACGATTTGATATTCCACTAACCACAATACCGATAACAATAATGCCAATTCAACCAAATCAACCAAACCCTAATCTATCAACATTACAAATTGGAATTACAATTGGTACCGCGACACCATCATTTCCAGGTATGCAATTCTTAATATATGTTCCACAAAATTTAACAAGGGTTCCAGTTCAGAATAATCCAAATAGCCAAGTTATTACACCATATTATTTTATTTTCAATTATGAACAGATGATACAAATGTTGAATGTTGCATTACAAGCAGGATTTACCGGTGCGGGGTTAGTTGGTACTGCACCATATTTCATATATAATCCAGTTACACAATTAATAAGTCTAATAGTTGGATCACAATTTAATACGGATCCATTAGTAGGACCACAAATCATAATAAACTATGCTCTATTTCAATATCTTAATGCATTTGATTTTACAGGACTCGGTAACGGATTCTATAGATTTAATGTATTTGGTCTTGTAAATGAAAGTTATGCATACTACCCAAATGGACAGATACCGCCGGCACCTGTTGCATTCCCAGCGATAACCGCTCCTAACTTTTACAAAATATCACAAGAGTTCGTTTATTTGGGAGGTTGGAATCCATTACGTAAGATTCTATTTCTAACTAATAATATTCCAATCAAGAAAGAAGTCGTTCCTTGTAATGATCCCAATTCCAATAATTCTGGTGTATTTAGTTCTCTTCCTGTTCTAGCAGAGTTCACACCTTTAGTTGATGGTACAGTTGCAGGTCAACAGAGAGAAATCGCATATTATACTACAAACGGTAATTATGGATTAAGATTAGTTGATATGACAACACCCCTCGCACTCTCAAAATTAGATATAAAAGTATTCTGGCAGGATATAGCAAATAATTTGTATTCAATGACAATCGCCGATTTCCAACAGGCCAATATCACTATAGGATTCATTCGAAAATCATTGTATAAGCATTATTAATTTTCTTTTCAAAGAATATAATAGATGTCCTTATCATTAAAACGACTTGAACCAATAAACGTAAAGGATCCTCGTGTGTGTGTCACTTCTAAATCTGCTTATGCAGTCCTCGAAGGCGCCTCACAAGTATCGCAAAAAGTATATACGACAACCTCTGTTTCTCAGAGTTCTCTACAATTTTCCTGTCCTCCGCCTTCTGGTAATAACTTCGTTGATCGTCGTGTTTACATCCATGCACCTTTACGTCTCACGATGACTGCTACTAGTACAGGAATCGGCCAAACTGTAATTAATCCCAATCAAGATGCTCCTAGAGCAATGGGTTTTATGAGTGGTGTTGATGTGGTAAACTGTACGATAAATAATTTTTCCGTGAGCAATAACGTTAGTGATTATCTACATGCTTTGATGAAATATAACGTAGATGATGAAATTAAAGGTCGTTTGTATTCTACTACTCCAACTTATGCCGATCAGGCTCAATTATATTCATATCTTTATGGAGCAAATAACAATCCTCTTGCACTTTATAACACAAATGGTTCCGAAAGTGGAAATCCAAATAGAGGAGGTTTCTGTAATTATACAATTGTTGCAAATCCTGTTTCGACAGCCGCTGCACAAGTTTTGACTGCTCAAGTTGATATCATATTTTTCGAAGAGTTCTGGCTCTTATCTCCTTTGTACTGGGGTAAAGATGAAACTCACCCATTCGTTCATTGTAATACAATTGATTTTAATATAACAATGTTACAACAGGCCGCAAATCGATTTTGGAGTCATATGGATAATTTATCAGGTGTCGCAATTACTCCAGTCCCCCTAACAATAACTAGTTCATCATATCAATTTGCCAATCAAATTACAGGTAGTCCATCTTTCTCGTATGCTCAAACTTTACCAAGTATACAATTCACATACTTTACGCCAAAAGAAACACAAGTTGTACCTCGTGATATGATATCAGTGTACCCATATACAGAAATTTTGAGATATCCTACTGACTTCACGTTTTCATATGCGGCTGGAGCAGTTAACAGAGTATCTTCAAATTCGATTCAGCTCTCAACAGTACCTAGACGAATCTATTTGTATGCACGCCAAAGTAATGCAAATTATTATGCAAGTCCTACACAATCAGATGTCTTCCTCGGTATTGAAGCTGTAAATATTCAGTACTTCAATAGAACCGGATTGCTCTCCAGTGCATCAAAAAGACAATTATATGAGATCGCAGTTAAAAATGGCTGTAATCAAACTTGGAATCAATGGTCTAACGAATTAATGTACGGACCTAGTTATGCTTTTCGTTTTGGTGGGCAGGGGTCAATTTTATGTATAGATCCAGCTTGTGATTTAGGATTAGATTCACTCACAGCCCCCGGAAAAATCGATCATACAACTCTTCAAATAGATGTAACGTTCTCATCTAGTTTAGGAGCAATTCCTTCACCTCCAACTAATTACACTCTCTACATCGTATGTTGTAATGAGGGAGTATTCAATGTCGGACCTGGTGTCGGACAAGCTTCCGGACAAGTTGGTGTTCTATCATCTCAGGATATTCTTGATGCCCGTTCTAAACCTGGAATTTCATATCACATGGTACAAAGTGTGAATGGTGGTGATTTCCTTACCGGCATTAAAGATTTCTTCTTAGAAAAGGTTCTTCCAGTGATAAAACAATCTAAAATTGCCTCAAATTTAGCTGAACTCATACCAATAGCCGGAAAACCAATCGCTAAAAGCTTAAGAAATCTTGGATATGGTGAAGGTGTTCTTGTTGATGAAGGATGCGGCATGATGTCAGGTGAGGGTGTTATGATGGGTGGAGCTAAAATGAGAGGTCGTAAAGGAGGTATGCGTACACGTGTCGCTATGTAATTTTAATTCTAGTTAATCATTTATTTAAATGAATAATTACTTATTGGCTTTTAATAATGAAAAATCTTTAGCTTCATGTTCTAACTCTTTAATTAACGTTTTAAATATTAATGGTGGATCATCAAGAGATTTACGAATAATAGTTGAATCATAATCCCTCTCTCCTTTATTAGGTAAAAATACATCTGGAGGTGGATTAATACCATATTTATTCATTTCGTATATTGCAGCTGAATTAACAAGTGTTTTGATTTTAGTTAATAAGGTTTCGAGCTCTTCAATAAACTTTTCATGATTTTTTATCTTATGTAACTGATCTATTTCATATGCTAATCTAATAACTGTTTCATCTGGAAGAATTTTGATATAGTTAAATCGTGTTTTAATATCTTGTAATTGATGTTTTGCTCGTTCAAGATTCTGTTTTGTAAATTTCTTTTGTAATACCACTAATATCGCATCTATTTCACCCTTTAATTGATAAAATGAAGACACATCACCTTCAAGTACTGGAATTAAGTGATTTGGTAGCCAATCATAAACATTATGCTTACCCTTAACTGCTCTCATATATCCATACATACGTTTACATGCTTTTAAAGGTGAATAAAACTTATTACTATAATACAATTTTTCAATATCTACACGTAATGATGTTGGATTATGAATCGCTTCTTCAGATATATTAATTGCAATATGTTCCTCATTCCCCATTTCATCTGTATCTACATATGTTAATAATATTAGATTCGTTATCTCAATAAATTTATTATTTAGGTATACAATTAAATCAATTTTAACAATCGTTTCATCTTGTATCGCATCATATAATGTATATTTTTTATCTTTACTAATAATCTTATAGCCTTTCATAATCTCTTCTGCTGACCATCGTAAAATACGTTTATTACGAATTAAATTATAAATATAGTCATATACATCTGAATTTACTTGTGTTGTATCATCAATATCTCCAACATCTGCAATATTTGTTGATATTATTTCAACCATATATCTCATTTTATCATACTCATCTCGAGTAAATAATCCTTCTTTTGTCTTTTCGTATAATACTCCCATTAAATTATGTGCCGGTGTATAAATACCCTCGCGCATTATGCCAATATCAATGATATAGTTACTATCTAGACCTGCTTTAAATTCACTATAAATATGATCTTTATCTAGACTATTTATGATCTTTTTGAGTATTTTTATAAATGTTTTAATTGTCGTATCTTCATCAACATAATCAACATACTGTAAAAGATCAATATCAGAAGCATATCTCTGAAATCTATACAAATATGATCCATATGATATTGGCATATCTTTCGGATAAAAACTTATAAATTTCATCTCCTTTTTAACATAATCTGGATATGATTCGATCGGTTTTTTAGCCAAATATTGATCTAACTGCTTACTATTCATAGTTATATATTAATAGTAGATTAAATTATTAACGTTTTGACTTATACATCTTTCGTAATTGTGCTCTTGTATATCCTTTCCCAGCATGCATTCGTAAAAAATATATCCATGGATTACCATTAGTATGACTTTTTTTATTACCCATACCGAACAAGTCATCATTACCTGTCGCAATACGTTGAACTTGTAGTTTTGCTCGTGACTCATAATTTTGTCGATCGATCATATCATCATGATTACTAATTCGTGCATATAGATCATATTGTGCTCTTCTCTGATTTGTGATTGAATCCTCATTTATATACTGTCTAAGATGTTCTGTTTCTAATAACTCTTTTTGTTGTTCTGGTTCAGAATATTCACCATGACTATAAGGTATCATATCATCGCCGTATTCATTATCTAATTCAGAGGCAAATTGCTCAATTATTTGGTTACTTCTCATCTATGTATTATATATATCATCTCTATAAAAGTAATATTAATGTCCAGCTTTATACATCTTACGTAATTGAGCTGGTGTATGACCCATTCCTGCATGTTTCTTTAAGAATGTAATCCACGGGTTTTTACGTGCTCCTCCAGCGACACGAACTCCTCCTTTTTTCTTTGTCATTCGTTTTTTACGTGCTCCTCCTACAGCGACGCCCTTACCCTTCACCTTTTTTCCTTGTGATTTACGATATTCGGCTAACATCTTCTGTCTTGACCAGCCTTGTCCCTTGTGTTTCTTCAAAAACATTATGTAAGGATTTGATTTAGCTCCCTTTTTTGTTCCAGCTCCAGTTTTACGTTTGGCTACTTTACGTTTAGCTACTTTACGTCTACCAGAACCTAAAGCTCGAGCTCTATGACTTCTACGATCCATACCGTAATATCCGTCACCTTCATCTAAATCACCATCACCCATGGCGATACGTTGTCTAAGTATCTGGTTAAGTCTATTAACATATTCTATATCTGTCATGCCGTCTCCTATAGCAATACGATGTTGAAATATTTTTTTCAGCTTCTCGTGAGCATCTTTATCAAGATAATGATCTTTACCAAGACGCTTATTATATTCTTCTTGTTTCTTTTTAAGTTTCTTTTTGTATCTATCTTTAGCTTCCTCCTTTTCTTCTTTTTCAATCTCCTCTTTATGTTCTTTATGTTGATGTTCAAGCTCTTTTAGTATATTATGCATTATTAGATTCGCATAATGTGGTCCTCGTTTCCTCTCAAATTTCTTACCCTTCTCAAGTATGCGTTTTGATCGTTTTGGTTTGGACTTCTCTTTTTTAGGTACGAGTTGACCCTTTTTATTTAATACTAATAAATTTTCATCTTTCTTCTTAGGTTTCTTATCATTCTTCTCAGATTTCTTATCATTCTTCTTAGATTTCGTATCCTTTTTATTAGGCATTAGGCTTATATATCATGTGGAGATATTATTTTAACATTAGCTCCTTGAGTTTATCGTTAACTACCTTATATGCTAGATGTACTTGTGTCTTCGAATGTTGTGATCTTGCTGATCTGCTATATTCTTTTCCGCATAACTCACATGTTACTCTTTCTGCCGGATTCCACTTTTTACGTTTTGGTTTTTCATGTTTTTCATATTGTGCACCTTCATATATTGCCTTACCAATCGGCTTAGTGACATAATTTAATTCATCTGAATTATATTTTATTAATTCTTCGCCTGCTTGTAGCCTTTTCTTTAAAGTTTCGATCGAGATATCACTCACCGATTTTAGATTAGTACTCATCTACAGAAACAAATCAAAAAAATAATCTACATAGTATTATATAATGTTAAATACACAATCAGGTCGACCAATAGCCAAAATTACAGGTGGTCCTAATAATGGTGAGATAATTTGTATTGATGAAAATCGTGAAGATGGTGCTGACGAGATTATTCTGAAAGATGATGCTAAAGCTGTTCCATTACTTAATTTCAAAGAGAGGTCTGTTGGATATATCGCCGGTCCATCAGGATCAGGAAAAAGTACTATGGCAGCTAATATGATTAAAGATTATCTAAAAGTACATCCAGAAGCAGAATTCTACGTATTTAGTCGTACTGATACTCGTACTGATCCAGCCTATAAAGGTCTTAAGATAAATCAAATTAGTATGGATGAGAAGCTCTTAAATAATCCTATTGATATTGAAAAGGAACTAAGCGAACGATCTATCTTACTATTTGATGATTGTAACACAATTCAGAATAAACAGCTCAAAGATTATGTTGATCATTTGATGTCTGATATTATGGAAGTTGGTCGTAAATTAGGTATCACAATCATTATGACTAATCATTTAGTTATCCCAAATGAACGCAAGATGGCGAGAACCTGTTTAAATGAGATGCAAACTATGACAGTCTTTCCTAAATCAGGTTCTAGTCAACAAATTTCATATGCTCTAAAAACATATTTTGGTCTATCAAAAACCCAGATAAATAATATTCTACAACTTCCAAGTAGATGGGTACAGATTATCAAATCATTTCCGATGACTGTTATTCATGAGAAAGGAGCATATATTCTCTAAAACACTATTATAATGAATAAATCAGAGTTACATCGTCTTGAGAATATAGCTCTATCAAATCATGACATATTAAAACTATTAAATAATAATTGTAACATTGTTTTGTATCCAGATCTTCACAATTATCATAATATCGATGAAATACTTGACCCCTTTAATGCATGTATCATATTATACGAATCACAGCCCAATTATGGGCATTGGTGTGCATTAACTAAAAGAGATGATAATATTATCGAATTCTTTAATCCGTATGGGGGGCTACCGGATTGCTGTCTAAAACAGATTAAATATGATTTTAGAAAGAAATCAAATCAGCTAATTCCGCATTTATCGCATCTAATGGAAGATTCTCCGTATGAACTTCATTTTAATGAGTTTCAGTTTCAACAAAAAGGATATGATATTAAAACATGCGGTCGACATTGTTGTGTACGGGTATTTTGTAAGGATATGGATATATATCAATACAAAGGTTTTCTCGATTTTCTAAAAAGAAGATTAAAAACTGATTATGACGGCGTTGTTACAATATTAACATCTTAAATAAGAAATGAACCATAAGTTACACTAAAACCCTGATATCCAGTTATTCCAACACCAGAAAAAGGATCTCTAAAATTCTTATAAATTGTAGCGATACCGGTTCCAAATGCAATATTAAATGTTCCTGGTACAGTGATATTATTCTCGATTACCCATATTGGGAAATTCATATCGGCCCACATATTTGTATTTGGTAATGCTGTACCAAGCGTTATTGGTGATGGTACGCCTGTTCCAGTTGCAGCAGTTGCAGAAAAAGATAAACTAAATACACGATCTAACTGACGATATAATCCTCCGGATATTGTAACAGGTGATGTAAAACATGCGCCTGTCAACGTATTTCCATATGCATTTTGTACATATTTTTGAAATGGTGTCCCGGTATTACCGATATTAATGGAATTACAATATAATAATAGATTATTGGGTACTTCGATATTTTGGATAGACATTATATATATAGCGAATAATATTTTATATTCCGATAGTATAATCAATGTCAGTTCAAAATATAGAAGTACCAAATAATTTAACTCTTTATTGTGATACTTTAAACTGCAATACTTTAAATGCAACTACACAAAATATCACAACTCTTAATGCGACTACAATAAATGCAAGTATTCTAAATTATACGACTCCAGCAACTGCATATTCTTCACCTACTGGTGGTGCATTTCTTGGTGGAACAGCAACAGGTTTTATTTCTAAAGTCGGTAAAGTAGTAACATTAGAATTAGTAGGATTATCGACAGGTACAGGTGTAGGAGGAGCGATAACACTAAGTACACCTTTACCAATTCCGGCAATTGCTGCACCAGCAAACCCTTTAAATATCCCCATATTTGTCAATAATGCAAGTAGTAGTTTTGTGTTAGGTAATTTTCAAATATCAAATACGGGAGCAGTGTCAATGTTTATCGGTTTTAATACTGCTTTCTCTGTTGGTACATGCGGTTGGCCAAATCTTGTAGTTAACTACATTATTGCATAATTTAATTTATTATATAATTATATAATAATATGAGTATTTCAAATCTTGAACAACCAAATAATATTTCATTATTTTGTGGTAATTTTACATCCTTAAATGGAAAGATATCACAACAACCCTTTACTACTCAAACTATTAATATAATACCATCTACAATATTATCTAATTATGTTGTACCGAATAATTCTTGTTTAACAGTTGAGGTTTTTGCGAATGGATATGATATTGCAGGTGCATTTATAAATTCGGCGATTGCTTATAATCCTTATTTAATCTTAATAAAGAATGTCGGAGGTACTATAACAATTTTTGGAACTGGTACCAATTTTGTAACAGCTGGAGATGTAGGGATATCGACCGCGAATGTATCATTTACATCAGTGGGGAATACATTTAGTATTATTATTAATGGTGTAAATGGAGAAACAATTAATTGGTCAGGCAATATAACATTGTTTTTTTAATCCTTTAATATATATGTCATTATCATCACTCTTTGAACCCAATAACTATGAATTATTTTGCGGTAAATTAAACACTGAAGTACTTAATGCACAACAACTTCAAGTTGAAGATATTAACACTGCTGGAATTATTATTCGTGTACCTCCGCCGATTGATAATACTAACACTAATATTTTGGTGAGAAATGCAATTACAGGTGAAGTCGATTTAAATACGACTGGGATAGCTGGTCCGCAAGGTGCTCAAGGTCCACAAGGTCCACAAGGTCCACAAGGTAATACTGGCCCCCAAGGAATTATTGGACCTCAAGGAAATACTGGTCCTCAAGGAAATACTGGTCCTCAAGGAGTTATAGGACCTCAAGGTAATTCTGGTGCTCAAGGAGTTATTGGACCTCAAGGAAATACTGGACCACAAGGATCTATTGGATCTCAAGGAAATACTGGTTCTCAAGGATCTCAGGGATCGAATGGACCTCAGGGTTCTCAAGGCGCACAAGGATCACAAGGTAATACTGGTCCTCAAGGTGCTCAAGGTGTTATCGGTTCTCAAGGTGCACAAGGATCACAAGGATCACAAGGATCACAAGGAGCACAAGGAAATGCGAATGTAGTAACACCTACAGTCGTTAACGATGTTGCAATTTTTAGTACTGTCGGAGGACAATTATCAGATTCGTCAACAGCATTATCAAGTTTAGTTACATTATCAGGTACTCAAACATTAACTAATAAAACATTATCTGCACCATTTATTATTGCCGGAAATACACCAGGATTACCAATAGTCAATTTAGCAGATAATACAAAACAAGTAGTTATTATCCCTGGCGGAACAACAGGAACGAATACACAATTAATATTTAATCAAACTAGTACTCACGGTATTACATTTCCCGATGCTCCAGGAACTCTTACGTTAGGTCCTACTAGTACAACAACGGGCGATTTAGCATCATTTTCAAATACTAGCGGTCTCTTACAAGATTCAGGGATATTATCATCTAATGTAGTTACATTGTCAGGTACACAAACATTAACAAATAAAACAATCGCATTCGGAAGTAATACAATAACAGGTATCCCTAATACTAATCAAGTTCATGCATATTACTTTTTATCTACAACACAATCATTACCAAGTTCTACAAATACAGTTATAAAATATGATACTGCATCAATCACTAATAGTGCAATTAGTTATAATAGTGGAACAGGTGTATTTACAGTCAACAACGCTGGAATATATAATATTTCAATTATGTCATCATTTGCTACAAGTGCATCAGGGTTTCGATCACATTGGTTAACAAAGAATGCAGGAACAACATTATTTAGTAAAATTACTATACCGAGCATTGGAGGTGCTCAAAATACTGACACATGTAGCAATTTTGTATGGAAGTTTGTAGTTAATGATACATTCACAATTACAGCATTTCAATCAAGTGCATCGACTATAAATCTTACTGGAAATAGTACACCAACAAATTGTACACAAATTATAATTATTGGAAGTTATTAAATATCTATCATAATGATATAGTAATATGGTAGATGTATATATTTGTGGTTCTGTTTCTGCACCTTTTTCACTCTTACAATCTAAACCATTAATAGATGCTTTTAGCGGTTCACAATGTGTATTACCTGCTAACTACATTGTGAGACGAACATATTTTCATGTTACAACACCCTTATCTAATACTAGTACATGGTCAGTCGGTTGGGCAGGAAATACGGACGCATTAGTTCCGGTTACTGCAACACTTACATCAGCATTACTTAATAGTAGTGATAACGCATATGGATCAGGAGGACTAACAACGTCACAGTCAATAAACCAGAATTTAGTCGTTACATCTACTTTAGCAGTCACAACCGGTAATATGGAAGTTGTTGTCGAATGTGTACCATTTGTAAATATTTATCCACAATAGATATATATGTCACGAAATAATATTCAGAGTATTTTATTCGATAAACAGTATTGGACGCCACAATTAGCGAAAGAATGGCTCAAACTACATAATTATAAGACTCATTTCGGTAAGAAGAAGTATCACGAAACAGAAAATATGTTGCGATTTAGACAGTCACAACCAAAAAAGGGAAGTAGATATCGAATAATAAAATTAGGTGATCATATTGAAGCAGTCATGATGTATTCTTAATTTCTTCATGATGATATATAATGATCAATCGTCGTAAGATATTATACATCGTAAGTAGGATGCCATCAACACTCGAGGTTGTCGGATCATTTGCACGAAAAGAGAAGGAGATAAATGATA